CGTCTACCCTTTATCGATAGACTGAATCTTTATACCAAAGGTGGTTACAACCTTGGCATTAAGTTTACCGAAGAAGAAGAAAAGCTTGTCAAAGAAGTTGAGTCCTGCGAAACGTGGGATGATGTTGTTCGCGTGACTGGTGCTGTCTTCGAAAAAGCTAAAGAAGAAATGCAAAAGCCACAACTGAAACAGATGGGTATGCCTGGAAGTTTTAGTGAGAATGATTTTGAAGATGAAGAATCTGAATCTGATTTTGGTGACTATGAAGATTCCGAATTGGAAGAAAATAGCACGAACAAAAAAGATGATGGAGAATCTGAATCTGAAAATTCTGGTGGCGGTGGTAAGTCATCTTCAGAAAAAGATGAAGAAAAAGAATCTCAAGGAAACTCGGTCAACCGTTATAAAGAATCGAAAGAGTCTTCTGGTGGCAATGATGAGCCTGTTTGTGAAACGGATGAAACTTACCGTAGCAATGAGGCACTCTTGCTTGATAAGTCCTCAAAAGAGTTTTTGTATCTGAATTTTCCTAAACCTATCTTCTCGGAAATTATCACACCTTATAAACGTGTGCATGAATTGCTTGAAGAACACTGGGAAATCAAAACAGAAAAGCACAAACAAGAACAACGGGAAAAGCTTTTCAAAGATTTCAAACAAAGGAATGACCGCTATATTTCTTTGCTAGCCAAAGAATTTGAAATGCGTAAGGCTGCATCTAAGTTTGCGAAACAAAAAGTTTCTGAAACCGGTGACATTGATGTTTCACGTATCTACAAGTATCAGATTGATGATAACATCTTCCGCAAAATCATGCGAGTGCCTAAGGGCAAGTCGCACGGTCTTGTTTTGCTTTTCGACCGTTCAGGTTCTATGTCAAGCAACATGGCAAACTCCATCGAACAGATTCTGATTCTTGCATTGTTCTGCCGCAAAGTTAGTATTCCTTTTGTTGTCTACGGTTTTGGCAATGAAGATGATTCATTTAAACTCGACCACAATCGTAGTTCACGTTCTTCATTCACTATGAATGATAATGAACTTAGTATGTCAAATGTTTATCTGCGCGAGTATTTGAACTCTCAACTTGGTAATGCGGAATTTAACCGTTGCGTTCGTAATCTTGTTGCATTGGCTGAGTGCTACACTGACAGGTTTTCTAGGAAGTTTCATGCTCCTTGGTCTGAAAGACTGTCGCATACTCCTATGATTGAGTCTGTTGTTGCAATGAAAACAATCGTTCAAGAATTCAAAAAGAATAATCATCTTGACATTGTTAACATGGCACTTATTCATGATGGTGATTCAGATACGATTAGCCGATACTGGATGCGTAACGATGTTTACCACTTCGACTCGAAAAAATCGAACGTTGTCTTGCGCGATGCAGAAACAAAAACGGATTATCGTCTTGAAGATAGTAAAGTTCATGTTGATAGCCCTTTGCGAATTGCAGTGTTCAATTGGTTCCGTAAAACCACTGGTGTAAAAATCTTGGGCTTCTTTATTGTTGGTAGTGGTCGTTCCTCAAAAGAGAGTGTGATGCGCCGCTATTACTTCAAAGATGGTGAATCTATTTGGCATAAATTTCCACTGAATTCTGATTATCACAAACGTTTGGGAAAAGCTGAGGAACTGAATGCGATTCTCAAAGAGAAGAAGTTCTTGGATTCCTATAATCCTGGTTACGATTCAATGTATCTGATTCCTGGTGATAAAGACTTGAGTGTGGATTCTGATGTTCTTACCGTGGATGGCAATGTTACCCCTTCTAAACTGAAGAATGCATTCCTGAAAATGAATAAGAAAAAACAGGTCAGCCGAGTCCTGGTGAATCGATTCATTGGGCAAATTGCGGCATAAATCATAAACACCACTTGCCTGAGTGGTGTTTTTCTTGTATACTACATGTATTGAAATTTTGGAGTAATTGTAATGCGTACTGTGAACACTGAAATCCGTGAGAAGTTTCTTTCCGTGGCTACTGCAACCGGTAAGTCTGTTCTGAGTCTAGGTGAAATCAAGGATTTGTGCCTGGAGAATGATATGAGTCTTCCTCAGTGGTATATGAAAGATGTTAATAACCGAGCCGGTCGTGGACTTTATAAAGTTCCTACACTGACTGCACAAGTTTTGCCTATGAAAAAAATAGAAACCGTGGCTGAGCCGAAACGTATTGGTAACGTTGTAACGGATTTAGAAACCGAAAATCTTGTTCCCAAAACCTACAAGAATTACGTTCCTTTCGGTAACTTTGATGACTTGATTTCTATCTTCAATAGCAATCAATTCTTCCCTATCTTTATTACTGGTCAATCAGGCAATGGTAAAACCATGTCGGTTGAACAAGCTTGCGCTAAGACCAAACGCAAATTCGTTTGTGTGTCTATGACGCCTGATACTGATGAAGGCGATTTGCTTGGCAATTATGTTCTTATCAATGGTCAGATGGAATGGCGTGATGGTCCTGTGACTGTCGCGGCTCGCCAAGGTGCTGTTCTCTGTATTGATGAAATTGACTATGGTGCTCAGAATCTTTCCTGCTTGCAACGTGTTCTTGAGGGCAAGCCGTTTCTTTTGAAGAAGAAAAACGAATTGGTTGCACCTGCTGAAGGCTTCACTATTGTTGCCACTGCAAACACCAAAGGTAAAGGTTCTGATGACGGTCGTTATATGTTTACCAACGTACTGAACGAAGCTTTCTTGGAACGTTTTCTGAATACCTATGAACAGGAATATCCTCCTGTCAACGTTGAAAAGAAAATCATCAAGAAAGAACTTGTGACTGTTGGTCGTGAGGACGACAAATTTGCTGATATGCTCGTAGCATGGGCAGATATTACCCGCAAGACCTTCCTTGAAGGTGGCTGTGATGAGATTATCTCTACTCGCCGTCTGGTTCACATTGTCAAGACCTACGGTGTACATGGTGACCGCCTAAAAGCAGTTAGTCTCTGTCTGAATCGTTTTGACACTGATACTAAAATGTCTTTCCTTGACTTGTACACCAAGCTTGATGCTGAAGTTAACAAGCCTGCCGTGCCGGATGTTCCTGTTCAGGTAACGGCAACTGTTGATGATGAAATTCCTTTTTAATTAATTCTGCCGCCAGAATGGTTGACAGACCGTTCTGGCTGTGCTATTATTACGCATCTTGAGGCTAAGACCACCCCTCAGATTTTTATATAAGCGTGGTTGTTTATTATGGAGTAAAATAATGGTTAAATCCGTTAAAGAAAAAATGCTTGCTACCTTGAGCAAGACTGATGGTTATAACACTTTCACCGTTGCACAAGCCCGTGCCCGTTTCGGTGTTACCAATGTTGCGGCTCGTATCGCTGAGTTGCGTGAAGATGGCCATGCTATCTACACCAACACTCGCACCCTCTCTGATGGTCGCAAAATCTCCTTCTATCGCCTTGGTCAGCCAACCAAGCGTGTTATCGCAGAAGGTTTCAAAGCACTCCGTGCTAAAGGTGTTAGCACATTCGCCTAATTTATTGGTGAAATAGAATAGAGGAAGTGATATATAGAGGTATCGCTTCCTCTTTTCGTTTATGGGTATAATATGGAAATTAAAGTAAAAATTGATGAATTAAAAAAATCTAAACTGTTCATTGCGACACCAATGTACGGTGGCATGGCACACGGCATGTATGTTAAGTCTTGTCTTGACCTTCAGGCTGTCATGGCAAAATATGGTGTCGAAACAAGATTTTCTTTCTTGTTTAACGAATCGCTAATTACACGGGCACGTAATTATTTGGTTGATGAATTCTTGCGTTCTGATTGTACGCATTTGCTTTTCATTGACTCCGACATTCACTACAATCCTCAAGACGTTCTAGCATTGCTTGCACTCAACAAGGAAGTTATTGGTGGGCCTTATCCAAAGAAGTCTATTAACTGGTCGAACATTGCTCACGCAATCAAAAAGAATCCAGATATTAATCCTGGTGAATTAGAGAATCTTGTTGGTGATTATGTGTTTAACGTAGTAAAAGGCACTGCACAGTTTCAAGTTACCGAACCTCTTGAAGTTTTGGAAATAGGAACTGGTTACATGCTGATTAAACGTGAAGTGTTTCCTAAAATGGAAGAGGCATATCCTCAATTGAGGTACAAACCAGACCACGTTGGTCAAGCCAACTTCGACGGCTCACGTTATATTCATGCATACTTCGATACTATCATTGATAGTAAAGATTCTGCAACAGGTGGTGGTTCTGACCGTTATCTGAGTGAAGATTACATGTTCTGTCAATTGTGGCGTAAACTTGGTGGTCAAATCTATCTGTGCCCTTGGATGAAAACGCAACACATCGGAACATATCCGTTTACTGGCAACATGCCAAAAATTGCTGAACATACTGGGAGACTATAATGCCAAGACTTGATGAAGAATTTGAAAACGTTTCACCTTTGGTAGAACCAAAATTGGACTTGGAACAAGGTCGAAAGTTCGATGGTGGTAAACTAGAATATGGTTTGCTGCCACCAAAAGCACTTGAAGCCACTGTGGATGTTCTTACCTTTGGTGCTCAAAAGTATGAGCGTGACAATTGGAAGCACGTTAATGATTCTAAACGTAGATATTTCGATGCCCTACAAAGACACATGTGGGCTTGGAAACAAGGTGAACAACTTGACCCAGAATCCGGCAAGCACCACTTGGCTCATGCTCTTTGTTGCCTGATGTTTTTGTATGAGCATGATACAATTTATTCTGTTGATAAAAAATAATTTTAGAGGTATATTATGAAACTTTCGAAAGAAACATTGAGTGTTCTTAAAAACTTTGCAAGCATTAACGATGGACTAATGTTCCGTTCTGGTAATGTTTTGCGTACTTGTGATGCAAACAAACAAGTCATGGCTGAGACCACCATTACTGAAAATGTTCCTGGTAATTTCGGCATTTTTGACTTGAATAAATTCTTGTCTGTATTGAGCCTTCATGAGGGTGATACTACCCTTCAAATTGATGATGGTACCAAATCATTGATTCTAAAAGATAAGTCTGGTCGAAGCACCACGACATATCGTTTTTGTGATGCAAGCAATATCAAAAATTCACCAGAGAAATCTGTTTCAATGCCAGCACCAGATGTGGTGTTTAATTTGACACAGACTGATTTTGAATTAGTTATGCGAGCCGCAAATACTCTTGGTGTTCCACAAATTTCTATTCAGTCTGATGGTAGCAAGATTGTTTTTGGTGCTCTTGACACTAAGAATACTTCTGCACACACCAACCAACTCGAAATCGGTGATGGTAATGGCAAGAAATACAAGATGCTTTTCAAGACTGAAAACTTGAAGATGATTACTGGTTCGTATGAAGTTAGCATTTCTTTTAAAGGTATCGCAAGCTTCAAGAATACGACAAAACCAATTCAATACTGGGTTGCAACTGAAATCGGCTCCACTGGAGAAGCTTGATGTTTTTATTTGTCACTGACAAAAATGGCACAAATTATGCTCTGAATAAGAACATGATTAGCCGTATCGTAGAAACCCGCGACAGTTTGATGATTGTGATGAATGATGGCATTACTATTTACGTCAAAGAAAAATTTCTTGAATTCACCTCGCGTTTGAATTTTAATATTTCTTTTTGATTTTATTTTTTATTATGAGGTATTATGGAACATCTTCTTTGGACGGAGAAACATCGTCCTAAAACTGTAGCTGAGTGTATTCTTCCTGAAAGAATGAAGAAGCCCTTTCAGGACTATGTGAACAAAAATGAAATTCCAAACCTGCTGTTGCATGGTGGCGCAGGTGTTGGTAAGACTACCGTTGCGAAAGCAATGTGCAATGAAATCAATGCTGACTATCTAATCATTAATGGTTCAGATGAAACTGGTGTTGATGTTGTTCGCTCAAAAATCAAAGACTTTGCTTCTACCATGTCATTCACTGGTGGTCGTAAAGTTATTATTGTTGATGAAGCTGACTATCTCTCTACGAATGCTCAAGCGGCTTTTCGTAATGTCATTGAAGAATTTGCTTCGAATTGTTCTTTCATCTTTACTTGTAATTTCAAGAACAAGATGATTGAACCACTGCACTCTCGTTGTGCTGTTATTGATTTCACAATGAAGGCTTCTGAGAAAGCAACCATGGCTTCTCAGTTCTTCAAACGTGTCAATAATATTCTGACTGAAGAAGCAGTGAACTTCGACCAGAAAGTTATCGCTGAAGTTATCAAGAAACATTTTCCTGATTTTCGTCGTGTACTTAATGAGTTGCAAAGATATGCTTCAAATGATACTAAGACAATCGACACTGGCATTCTTGCACAAATCGGTGATATCACAATCGATGAGATTGTTGGCTATCTGAAAGAGAAAAACTTTGGTGCAATTCGTAAGTGGGTCGCTTCGAATGATATTGATGCATCAAATCTTTATCGTAAGATTTACGATAGTCTGTATGATGTTTTGCAACCTCAAAGCATTCCGCAAGCAGTTATCATTCTAGCTGATTATCAGTACAAACAAGCGTTCGTTGCTGATGCTGAAATCAATACGGTTGCTTGTTTGACTGAATTGATGGTTAGTGTGGAGTTTAAATGATTGAATTGTTTAAACCTACATTTGACTGGATAAAAGATGATTTTAAGTCTAATCGCATTCGTTTTGCTGTTGAGTTGTTGGCTTGGGCTATTAGTATTGGCTGCTCAATCACCATGGCACTCACAGTCCCAAATCCTCCTCTTCTCGCTCTGTATCCTGTGTGGATTGGTGGTTGTGCCATGTATGCTTGGGCTAGTTATACTAGGAAATCATTTGGCATGTTGGCTAACTATCTCTTGTTGACCACCATCGACACCATTGGGTTGATAAGGATGCTAACATGATAAATGTGTTTGGTGAGGAAATTGAACAAAAACTTTTTCTCATTCCTATGGAGATTTTAGAACTTAAAGAATTTTTAGGAAACAGATTTCAATCAACATTTCAGTCAGAGATATCTAGCATAATTAAACCTCTAAAAAAATATTTAGACAAAGGATATCCATTAAGTCTCGGAAAAGAAATATGGGAATATGTTGTTTGTGAAAGTTTGGAGAATTCCATTTGGTCTGGTGCAGGTAATTCGATTGTTGATGTGAGTTATAATAATATAGGATGTGATGTTAAATCTATAAGTATATTAGATGGAACACATACAAAAGAAGCCAGTCTATATCAAACATTCAAAGAAACAACATCCACATATTTTCATAATAATGACGCCAAGTCTCTTTGGAAATT